AGAGTGTGATACCTTATGACAAGACTGACGTCACTTTCGCAATAGAGATACACACCAAGTATCCAACGTTTAGAGACTTTATAGAAACACTCGCTCACGAGATGGTGCACCTATATCAGATGACGGTTATCAAAGATCCTTACAGCAATCACAACGCCAACTTCTATGCATTTAAGAACAAATTCAAAAGTGCTGGCCTGACTCTATCAAGAACTGGTTAACACGGTATCCTCAAACTCTTTGTAACTTATGATTCGACTGTTACCCAGATCCGTACCTGTCTGTAGATGATTTAAATATTCCGGAGGATTATCATGTACCACCGTGTAGTTCACATACGGTCTCATCTTCAACATGTCTCTGAACTGTTTTAACCAGCCTTCAAATATACTATCGTTGTTACGTTCTCCGTAACAGATAGTGTCTTGATATATGTTGTTCAGTTCTCCCTTGCCGTACTCTCTGAAATCAAATCCTATGAGATATATGTTCTTGTGTCCATGCACACCCGCGGTCCAGAATGCCGCATTGCCAGATATCCAATGTGGGTTGTTGGGTATGAGATTTATCATGCCCTTGCTCTGTTTCCTGTTGACTTCTAAAGCAGGTCCGTAGTGTATGGTCTTCAAACCCACTTCGTCCTCCACCATCTGCATTGACATCTTGGTGTCCACGGAGAATATGAAGTCAGGCATGAAGTCCCTGTACAGTGCATTACAACCGTACGTCTGTCCTGTTGCTTTTAGTTTTGTAAGATCAAAACCTTTACGTGAAGGACCGTTACCTATGCAGTAGGCGTTGCCTCGAGGTACCGCCTTGACTTTGTCTTCAAAGAACCTGATGTCTTGTATTCGTTTGCCTTGCTTGATTGTGGTATTCACGCATACATTTTCGCCCTCATATTTTTTCCATATGATAGGCTCGATTTCTTTTTTGCCGATGTTTATAGTTTGCATTATATATATTTCTCCTGTAGTCTTGCCCTGATCCTTGCCCATGGTAGTCCTTGTTCTATCTCGTCCTCAAACCATTCCGTGTACGCTAGTTTGTTTGCCCACGTTACCCGGTTGGGCATGGCCGGTGTGTTGATGTCTGTTAACTTAATGTTACCCACATCATGGCACAGACTTGATTCCGATACGAACACAGGTATGCCTTTCATCACTGCTTCCATGGCTGGATTGCTGGAATGATTGATCACTGCCCAAGTTCTTTCAAGTGTTGCTTTAAAATCTGTGTCGTCATAGGTCCTGAAATCTCGTTTTGGTAATCTTACCTTCACGTTTTTGAATTTGTTCTCATCAAATGTGATTGTGTTACGAGGATGTGGTCTGACCAAGATTGGTCTTGTTGTATACTTTCTGATCTCTATTATCTGCTGTTCAATCCAGTTGGACATCTTAGGTAATCCTTTCCATTGCTCTGATGTGTCATGCTGACCACATATGACAATCAAGTCTCCGGTTGGATTCCATGGTCGCAATTCATGTTTGAAGAGTGGCCATCGTGCATCATCAAAATCTTGGTTGGCGAAGTCGGCATCTCTGTTTATTCCGTTTATTCCAATTTTGAAACTGAGATTCCTACGCAGTCCTCCCACCTCAATGACAATCACAGGTTTGCCTTGGCTCCTGTAACGATCCCATATCTTTTTGTAATTCTGCATCCTGCCACGCCACAACACACTCCAGATCACTGCAACGTCACCGTTGGTTTCTTTGTTCACATGTACCTGGTCTCCTGTTTTCTGCATAGATTTTATGAATTTTGCAAAAATATCTTTACTGTTGAGTGGGCCATGCATGGGCCATGCTTCTATCCTCATCAGTTGCCCTGCTTCCCTTTGGCCACCTTGCTGACTATGTCGTCAGCCTGTTTGGGATCGAACTTCACACCACCAAAAGGATCGTAGTTCTCCACGTTCTTCCAGTAGTCCTCGTTCCTGTCTCCACGCAGGTCACTCTTGCTACTTTTGCCTTGCACTTTCCTTTTGCCTTTCATGTGATCCACGTATGCTCCCAGCACACTGTTGATGAACACATGATGTCCCTTCGCACCCGCACCTTTGCCTATGTCTACCCCGTCGTTGGGTGCTATTCGTTTTACACACTGCCAGAACAGGTAACTGTCGTGCCATTCCAACTCTTTGAATATGGTGTCCTTGGTGTAAAGGTCTGTCCAGTACCGCATGAACTCTGTGATTTTTGGATGCTTCTTGTTGTAGCACACCCATCCACATTCGGGATATTTTTCACCCCTGCCCAGGAAGTTTACGAGTTTGTCTTGGGGCAGTAGCCCAGTAACGAACTCTGTTGTGATTGGCCTGAATGTGTAGGTGTCAGCATCTAACCACAAGACGTAGTCTGTGTTTATTGTTTTTATCGCATGATCCACTGCAAAGGTCTTGTGTGCGAATCTCACAGCGTCCCATAGGTAAGAACCCTTACCCTTATCATTTTTCCCTGCGTTGGGATCTCGCCTTACACCACCCGGTATCTCATCCACTTCGCCGTTAGCCACAGGATCGTCCTTGTGTCTCTGCTTGAATTTGACCAGTTCGGGACAGGCATCTTCGATGTTTATGAATTTGATCTTTGGATGTTCCAGGGTTGGTTGCTCACCTTCGTGATATGCATACAGGGTAACATCGTCGGGCCAGAATTGAATATGGCTCTCCAACATCCTTTTAGCATACGCTGTCCATCTGTTTGGTGGGAACGTCGTAACAACAGATAATGATGTCATTATAGGCCTAGCCTCTGTTTGAATCTTTTGTACACTGTGCCGTCCCTTATTTCTTGTATGCTCCATAACTTGTAACCCAGATCATTTACCCACTGTGTCCTGTCGGGTGTCTTTGGTGTTTCTATATCGTTGAGATCCTTGTTACACACGTCCCAACACAGAGCAAGATCTGACGTGCAAAAAGTTGGTATGCCTCTGATACAACTGTCAACACTGGCGGTTGAATTGTGTGTGACCACCGCATGTGCATTTGCTATCGCTTCCTGGAAATGGAATCTATAGAATTTCTTTTCATCTCCTGCAAAGTGTTTCTGTGTGTATTGCAGTTCAACATCCTCTGGCAAGTCTCCTTTACGTGCCACTATAGATGCCACGTGGTTTGGGTGTGGACGTACTATGAACTTCCTGTCCGTGGCAGGTCTTAATTTTTCATAAACCCCATTGAACCATTCTATGGGATCTAACTCGTTCATACTCCAGTTGTCCTTGGGTTGCAGTACAAATATTATGGGATCATCTTGGTTTGACTTACGCCATGGTTCGTACTTGACCTTGAATTTCTTCACCATCATCTCCCAACGATCGCTTGGACTGTTGTCAGATAGGAAATCGCCGTCGTTCATTGGTGTGTACAACGAAACCCTAAAATGATGATCGGGTGATGTTGACACGTTACCAAAACTGGATAGTAGTCCTCCATCAAATGTTATCAGCGGAATCTTTTTGTCTCTACAATTATTTGCAAGTTCTCTACGTCTACCTTTGGTGTGATGCATCTGTCTATCACCACCGTAGCCAAACATGGCCGCCATGGGTGCAGTGGGAGTCATCTCACCTTCCACGGTTGGTCCGGACCGGTTCTCATTGACTATCACCGCTTCATCGCCCGCGGCCTCTATGCCTTCCTTGAGATGATAAAGTAACTCGTAACTGTTGCCACGTTTACGGTCCTTTACCGTTCTCCTGAATATTTCAACTTTCATTCAACATCCTCCACGCTGTGCCGTTGGCCATTTCTTGTAGTGTCCAGTTATTATATGCTAGACTGCTGAATAATGCAATCCTATCTCCGTATTTAGGTGTTTCTATCTTACTAAAATCTGTTTCCGATATGGGTGCCGCCGCACTGTTGTCGGGATCACAGAATACAGGTACGCCATTTGTGAGGCTGGCTACCATTGTGTTTGAGTTGTAGGTAACCGTTGCATGGTAATCGCCCCAGTTGATATTGCCCTTGTGGATAGTAGGCCTATCAACCTTTACAGTGGCACCTACGTGATCAATTTCGATTGTTGGGTTGTAAGGTTTTTCTCTTACGTCTATTTGTCTGTCGGTGTGCTGTTTAAGAATTTTCAATGTGTTGTCTAACCAGTCGGTTGTATCAAAGAAGTTCGCTATTGCGTTTGTTGGCGGCAGGACAAGAATTTTCTTGCCCTTGTTCCAAGGTCTGATGTCCTGTTTGAAATATTTTTCATACCTGTCTGTTGGCCTCTGTTGAAGTATGTTCTGGCAGTGATTGTTCTTGGTTATACGTAACCAGTGTGGACTGTCATGAGCATTGGTGAAGTACCCGTGATCCATGAAATAGAAATCTCTGTTCTCCCTCTCACACCATTTGTACACTTCACCGGAACCTGCCAGTATGCCGTACATGGTCAGATTCTCCTCAGGTAATGATTTCAAATCTCTAAACTGGTATATCCTGCCCTGACCAGATCCACGAACGAAAGCATCTACGTAGCGTTGAGTACGTGGTTTGGTTGTGTGTATGCCTGACAACATCATCTTCTGTTTTCCTTGACCTCAAACATCTTACGTCCGGCCGCCCTGTTGAATTCTGCAATTATGTTCACACTCCTCCTATGTAGCACGGCGTCTCTCCTGGCGGATACACTGTGTACGCACCTTGTTGAATTGTTACAGAATACAACTAGTGTATTTGCTTTGTAAGGGATCGTCTTCACAATTCTGCCCGCCTTCTCTTTTACTTCCCTACCGCCGTTTTTATTCACTTCTGAAATGGTATCATGTGTTTCGTGTATCTGGAATTCTCCACCTGTGCTTCGATCCTCTTTGTATGGCATGTAAAGTAAAGCCGCGTATATCTCTCTGGGGTTGTCTATGTGTGCAGTCCTTGAACTGTAGTCTATGGGCTTGTGCATCACTGTCTGACAGTCTGTTCCTATCTTGTCATGGCCTGTGTCCCAGCCTCTTGGACTTAATGTTAGGTCTTCTATGTGGGGGACCAAATCGCCAAACACTTTGGTCATTTGTTTGTAAAATTCCATTGATGTGTGGTACTCGGTGAATTCTTTCCATAGATTGGAAACTTTTTTAGGTTTCAACATCTCATCTGCTTTCAACCTGTAACAGATACCTTGATCAAATGGTTTGGTGGACAGCAGTTGTTCCGTGGGCCATTCCTTCTCAAGTTGATCGTATATGTCTAGAGGTAGTGCGTCCTCGATCACGAAATGAGGATAAGGCTCTAGTACAAGTTTAGGTTTCTTCTGTAGCACTGATATGTTCATTCTAGGTGCTCCATGATTTCGGGTATGTTGATTTTAAATTTTATCATGTCACTGAATCTTTTAATGCCTTTGGGTTTTTTCCCATTTTCTTTAGGGATTTGCACTACATCTGCTAGATATAATTTATGTTCTAGATTTAGATTGTGTGACAGCAATGGGTAAACCTTTTTATGTATTTCGCTTTTTTGATTTATCTCTAATACTTTGGTTCCGGGTTGACACCATAACAGATTAGTGAGACCTGCACCATGTGCCGCCACCACGTGTGAAGCCTCGGCGAATGTTTTTATTTGTTCTCGGATGGACATTTTCTCCAATACCACAGTCTCCCATCCTTTGAGGTTTAATAGCAATTCGTCAGAGTTTTGTATTCTTCTAGTGACAGCACCTGGTCTCAGTACGACTATTTTCCTGTGTGGTTTTACTCCTTTGATATTGGCCAATCCTTTGAAATGTCGCAACCATGGAGCAAGAGCCGGGGTGATTATACCATCTCTCACATTGCTCATGCTGGGTACTATGAGATGTTTGAATTGCCAGGTCTCACCTTTTTTCATTACAACTATTTTTACATCTGGGAAAAGTTCTTTGCATACCTTTTCAAAATATGGACTATGATTGGCCAATACGAAACAGTATCTCCCAAAGTTTGTTGACCATCTTTTCTCCAACAATCTAAACTTGGATATAACATCAATCCATATGTGCCATGGATTTCCTGCACTGCGTTCGTCTATAGGTAACCACACATATGTACCGATTTCGTGAAAGAATTCTGTTACTGGCGGCAGATTTAAATCTACTCGGTCACCCCATTCCGTCCAGAGTTTATGGCTTTTTTGTGGCTTGTGTCTGCTCTTGTGTGTTAGATTCCAGACATGTTCTGTTATCAATTTATTTTCTCTTGTTACTAACAAAGGGCAAGTATGCACTTTACAATTATGGAACTCCGCCACGAAAGTTGGTAAACTTGTGAAGTGTGGATCTATGGAGTCATGATAGGGCACAGTGTAATTGTATTCCGGGTCCACCGTTTCCCAACGGTCGAGGAAATACTTCAGCGAGTTTATGTTTTTGGCTAACATTTTATTAATAATTATGTTATAGTACACTATTATGATATTATTCTCAAACGGTTGCAGTTTCCTAACTCCCAGACCTAAGGACGGAGTAGACACATTTACCAGTAAAATTATCGCTGAAAATTACGATATGGAACTTGCCAACATCGCGATGGGAGGTCGGGGAAATACGAGAGTGAGTTTCTCATCAAAAGTATGGCTCGAGCAAAATCAAGACAAAGATGTGTTTGCTGTGATAGGTTGGTCCAGTTCGGTCAGGAACGACTACGTAACAGATGATGGATGGAAGAAAGGTCGCGTACCAGGCACAGACCTCACTTGGCGTACTTGGAAGACATTGGATAATGTAAGTTTTATCAGGAGCCACAAAGGGTGGGATATTGAAAATAATTTAGCAATGAGTTTTTTAGAAAATGTTTTTGACCTACAAAATTATTTTGAACGTAAGCAAATACCTTATGTGATGTACAACTCTCTGCCTAACGATTTTGGCAATGGCACAGCGGACTTTGAAGTAATAAGAAACGCAATCAACATGGATAGATTTTTTAGCCCTAATATTAGTCATTTGGAATTTGTAACAGATCGAAATTTAATTGTAAGTCCAAATGATCCACACCCATCAGCAGAAGGACATCAACAATGGGCAACACAATTAATGGAATTTATAGATGCTAACAATCTACGCACCATTCAGTAATAAGAAAAGCAAGGCATGGGAAGTGTTCAACGGTGTCGAGAAGACATGGCCTGACCAGATTGTCAAATTAGACAACGCAGTAGAAACAGATCCAGTGCCTAATTCGATGTTCTGGGGATTTGTTGGCAACAACAGGGAAATGATCAAGAAGTTGGAAGCCCGTAATCACAACTACTGGTTCACGGACACTCCTTACTTTGGAAGATTTGACAACAACAATCTAAAACCGGACAATCACTATTGGCGAGTGTGCAGGAACGCCATACACGTGCCTTACATAAAAAATTGCAAGGCTGACAGATTCGAGAAGTTTGGAATGAGGATCAAAGCACCAAATTTCGCTGGCAAATATGTTTTAGTGTGTCCCAGCAGTGCAGGTATACACAGTTATTTGGACAGGCCCAATTGGACCAACGAGACAATAGAGCAGATAAAGAGATACACAGACAGACCAATCAGACTTCGACACAAGCCTAGGGGCAGGGGTACATCAGGACCAAGCGAGGCCAAGGTACCCCTATCCGAGGATCTCAAGGAGGCATGGTGTGTGGTAACAAGTTGTAGCATAGTGGCCGTTGAGGCCATATGTGAAGGCATACCTGTGTTCTGTGATGATAAGAGTTTCGCTGTAGATGTTGGCAACGTTGAACTCGCAGACATTGAGAATCCTTACTACGGTGGCCCAGAACCTTGGTTGTACAGTCTGGCATATCAACAGTTCACACCAGAAGAGATCGAAAATGGCACAGCAGTAGAAATACTGATGGACAAGGGAATACTATGAATATAGAAAAGGTAAACGGTTTTTGGGTGCCATCAAATGATATACACTTAGAACAATGGAAGGCAGGCCAACCATTCACCCAAAATAAATGTCTAATGAAGTTCATAGATTACTGCAATAGTCAGAATAAAAAATTTAACACAGTGATTGACATAGGTGCGTGGTGTGGAACATGGACAAAGGCCATTGAACCATATGCAAAAAAAGTGATTGCTTTCGAGCCAGACAAGATACATTTTGAATGTTTACAACGTAACTGTACTATCAATTGCGATCCAAGAATGGAGGCCGTTGGTTCAGAAATAAAAGAAATATCATTGACAGAGGACGATTTTACACAGGCAAAAAGAGTCGATAAAGAAGGAAACATCAGGATGATAACACTAGATTATTTGAATTATGAAAAGGTCGACCTGATCAAGATAGATGTTGAAGGATATGAAATGGAAGTGTTGAAAGGGGCAACAAAGACTTTAGAGAGTGTACACTATCTAATGATAGAATTAAACAACAACACTAAAAAATATGGAAGTAGCAATATTGACATAGAGAAGTATATGGATTCACTAGGGTACAAAGTGTTAATGGAGCATTGGCCAGATAAAGTTTTTTACCGTGTATAGTAGAATTAAATACTCCAAATGAAAATTTTTATCACAGGTGTCGCAGGATTTTTAGGTTCTCATCTTGCAGATTTAATGTTGTCTCAAGGTCACACTGTGGCCGGCAATGATAACATGATAGGTGGATACACAGACAATGTCCCCCAGAACGTTGAGTTCCATCAAGTGGATTGTTGCGATTTAGAAAACATGACCAAAGCCATGGAAGGCTGTGACATAGTTTACCATACTGCCGCAACGGCATATGAAGGACTGTCGGTGTTTTCTCCTGTGCTTGTAACAAGAAATATATTTGAAGCATCGGTTACAACTATTACAGCGGCCATAAGAAACAAAGTCAAACGTATTGTGTATTGTTCAAGCATGGCAAGGTACGGTCATCATGATGAGATGCCTTACAAAGAAACACACGAGTGTCGTCCCCAGGATCCATACGGTATTGCAAAGAAGGCCGGAGAAGATGTGCTTAAAAATTTATGTGAGACACACGGAGTTGAGTATGTTATCGCTGTGCCACACAACATTGTTGGGCCAAGACAGAAGTATGACGATCCATTTAGAAACGTTATGTCTATCATGTTGAACAGAATGCTACAAGGTAAGCAACCAATCATATACGGTGATGGCAAACAACAAAGATGTTTCAGTTACATAGATGATTGTTTGTACTGTCTGAATGCACTTGCTTTTCAAGACAACGTTGTTGGCGAAGTGATTAATATAGGACCAGACGAAGAACCGATAACAATCAATGAGTTAGCAGAGGCCTGTGCCAACGAAACAGGACTTAATTTAGATCCTATACATCACAAAGACAGACCCAAAGAAGTCAAACTAGCAGTGTGTTCGTCAGACAAAGCAAGAGACTTGTTAGGTTACAATACAGCAACAAACATGCGACAGTCGGTGAAAAAGACAGCAGAATACATAAGAACAAGAGGCACAAAGAAATTCCAATATCATCTACCATTAGAAATTATTAATGATAATACTCCAGATACTTGGAAGAACAAATTGATATGATTTCTTTTTGTTGTCCATCAAGAGGCAGACCCGAACTAGCAAAAAGATTGATTGACACTGCAACAGAAACACAAAAAGGTAATACAGAGTTTCTATTTTATCTAAACGACGACGATGAAAAGTTAGAACAGTATAAAGATTTACTCAACGAAAAACATTATACCATTGGACCAAATCAATCTACTTGTTATAGTTGGAACTTGATGGCTGAGAAGGCATCACACGATATTGTAATGCTTATGGGCGATGACGTGCAAGTAAGAACACAAAATTGGGATAAAATGATTGCGGATGAATTCGATCGTTACGATGACAAAATATTGATGGTGGTCCCATATGATGGTAGGGCAAAGAATAAAGATCTAGCAGATGCTCCTACGTTATGGGGTGATACGAAATTACCAGCCGCTCACTTTGCCGTGCATAAAAACTGGATCAACACACTAGGATATCTTGCACCTGTATATTTTTGGCATTGGCATGTTGACTCATACACACAAAAAGTGGCACGTAAATTAAACAGATGTCTTTATCTGCCAACGATAGAATTCAAGGCTAAAAAAATATTAGACGATAATGCAGGTAAACAAATACGTAATAACCTAAATATTTCTGAAAGAGATCAATTTGTATGGACAAAGGTGAGAGACAGGACATTAAATGCAGATGTCAGTGCTTTGAAATCTTTTATAGAATCACGAACTGAATAAATTTATTAGTTCTTTCTTCCAGTCATCCGCATACTCACAGTCTCGGTAGCCGTCAAACCACGGACCACCTTCCGTGTAGTGTAGTATCTTGGGCGTGCCATTCCTGGGCTCCTTGTACCAACCCACTAGCCAGTTGTACTCGGCGGGCATCGAACCTATCTCACTATCTTCTAACCAACTGAACCTGTGTAGGAATTTTGGTGATTCCTCGTTGAGTAATTCTGGTGTTAGTATTTTGTTCTTGGGGTGTTCACAGTTCCATAATACCATGCTTGACCAGTTCTTCCTGGGATATGATGTCTGCACCTGTCCATCCATCTTGGTTGTTTCTTTTGGTGCATAGTCATGCTGTACAACCACAACTGCCTTGTTTGGATCAAAATATTTCTCAAGCTCATAACTTGGTATCTTCCATAGGAAATCACAATCACAGAACACCGCCCATCCTTTGAAGTCGTTCATGTAAGGCACGAAGAACCTTGTAAATGTGAATTCAGTTGATGCCAATTTGTCCACAGGCCTGGTGTACAGTCCTTGGTCTCGCATTTGTTTTTGTTTGAGGGGGATGACCTCTGCTAACGGATCTCTACGTTTGATAGAGTGTTCGCACACTTGGTATGCTATGTCTTCTCTGCTATCGTGCCCTACATATATTTTCACATGAATATTTAACTTATAAATATTTCCATATGCAAATTTCAGAACGTTGCCGAGAGTATGAAAGTCAGTTTCCTCTATCACCCAGTGGCGGTCCAGTAAATCAACAAGGATGGACACGGTATAAACAGTACAGCACACCCGACCATGTAAGGAAAAATGCAAAAATGTTTTGGAACTTTGGTGTCTCTAGGGAAATCAGGTACGAACTTAATTGCAGGAAAGACAATCGCACAGCAAAGATATTGACCTTTGATCCAACACCGTTATCAAAACAGACCACAGACAGTGCCAATGGGGGTGATTATAATATTATTCATACGAGCAAAGCCTATGACACAATGGCAGGACAGACATTGAAGTTTTACGATGTCGCCGGTGATGGAAAATGTTTTCAATTAGACGAGCCGGAGAAATACGAGAATGTGATAGAAGTCCAAACAACTAACCTCAAAGAGATCGCTTATCAGCACGGCGCTGAAGTGGACATCATAAAACTAGATATTGAGGGACGTTGGTATGAAATGCTGAACGAAATACAGCATCTGTCTTTGCCGGCAAAAGTTATCCTGTGTGAATGCGAAATGGATATAGGTGACACAGATTTAAACTTTAATAGACTAGACGAGATAGTGGTAAAATATCAAAGCAGTGGATATAAGGTTTGGACAAATAGGATTGGTAAAAAAAACAACATTGAACTTATTTTTACCAAAAATATATAAATTTTTATTTTCTTCCTGAAACTATTTGGTGTATTTGCTTCCAATTATTCACACGGATGATGTCAGGATGATTTAGGTCTTGATTGTATGGATGGTCTATTAATATAGGCTTTAAACCGTATTTGAGCCCCAGTACAGCGTTCTTTGGCTTGTCCTCGACCCAATATAGTCCGGTATCATGAAACTCCGCTAAAGCACTATCTTTGTCCGCTCCTGTTCCCAGAATATGATAATTTGTGAATATATGTTCTCCAAACAGTTCTCCTAATCTCTTCTTACGTAATTGCTGTCCAGGTATGTCTGATGTCTGCGATGTTATAGGTATGAACGTCCATCCCTCTGCGGCTAGCAGTTTGACCCATGTTTGTGATTCCAACATTGGTCTCTGTGTACCCATCCAAGCACTCCTGTTGAATTCCCTTATCTCTTGTCTAATTGTGTCTTTGCTGACTCCATACCTGGTCGCCATATCATATTCGTCAAGCATATCCGGTAATTGTTTATAGGGATAATATCTCGTTCCTTTTTCATCGAAATATGATCTCAACGACATCCATTTAGAAAAATGGTGTTCCCATTCTAACAATACACCATCTACGTCGGTGAGTATGATCCTATTTGATGTCGGCATCTTCCATTCCCGCGACTCTCAGTTTCACAATGTTTGTGATCTGCCATTGCTTCTGGTCAAGTCCCTTGGTTATGCCCAGCCATTGATTTCTGATTAGTGCGAAGTCGTTTATGATCTTGTCCATGTCGACTACATCATCCTCACCATCCACATACTTCTCTGCATCTCTGCTTGAGAGTGCCCTGTTGTAATTTTCTAAGTATTTCCTGAAAGTCTTTGATCTCAGTCTCCTCAATTCAATGTTTAGGTATTCTAATATCGCTTCTAGTTGTTGTAGTTGACTGAATCTTTCTTCCACTATACCTGGTAATGCCGCACTAGCTCTTTCCAGGTTACCATATATCTTACACTGCTTCTTGGCTTCGATCAATTCCTTGTCGAAGTATGCCACGCAGTCTGGTATCTTTGCTAGGTTCCTGCTGACTTCGTTGTACCAATTAATCATCTTCGCCGTATCCGTCTGACTCTTCGTCTTCCTCGAACACAGTGTTGATCGCTTCTTCTAATTTGGGATCGTATTCAGCAGACGCCTTGATCTCGTCGTGCTCCACTCCTATGTCCTCTAGGCTCTTGATGAAGTCTATGGCACAGTCCAGTTTCTGTCTCTCTGGAACGTAGTGTGTTATGGAATTCCATAACCTTTCGATGTCCTCGTGTGTAAAGTCTATCATTACTCTTCTTTTTTACTCTTTGCTTTTGGTTTTGTTTCAACTTCGATAGGGGCATCTGTGTCTTCTTCTACTTCTGTAGGAACCTCTTCTTTGAACTCTGCCATTATCATATCTAATTTATCACCAGTCCACGCTTTCCTGAAGTCTATGTGTTCTTTACCTGCCTTGTCAACATACTTCAACCTATTTCCCGTTTGAACCAATAAACCTTTTTTCTCGAATAGATCCACAAGTCCACTGTAAGGATCCATACCTGTGTCATAAGGGATCTTGACTTGTACACCTTCAAAAGGTTTAGCATATCTGGTCTTCATTACCTTACAAGCGGCCCTGATACCTCTCACTTCTGAGATCTTGTTGCCCTTCTCGTCTTCTTTCAATTTCAGTTTCTTCATCGCGATAACGATAGAACTTGCGTAGATGAAACCTTGACCACCCGATATTTTGTCATCTGGATCAAACATGTCCTGTGATGCGTATGTGTGGTTGGTCGCTATAAGTCCCACGTTCCAACTACCAAACATGTTCACACAGTTCCTAACTAGTGCCGTCAGGGCCTTGGGTTTTCTACCTAGATCACCTTTCATGTCACCTGCTTCGAACTGATTAACATCTGTTGGTGTAAGCATCATACCCAAACTGTCTATAACGAATAGTACTTTTGGTGCACCCTCTTTGTTGTCTGCGTGTTGCTCTCTGTAACCTTTCATGAATTCTGATATGGTCTTTGCTACATCGTCGACCATTGACATACTCAATTTCAGAAGTTTGTCTTCTGATGTGTCCACTTTCAATGCCTGTAGCCACTGTTCGTCTAGTGCATTCTCTGTGTCAATCAGTATAACGAATATACCTTGTTCCTGTGCGTTCTTGATAATGTTTCCTGATGCTATGTAACTTTTACCTGCTCCTGATTCACCCGCAAGTACGGTTACCTTGCCTAGTGGAATACCTTTGTTGAAATCACTGGTCATCAAATAGTTTAATGCGTAATTTCCTGTTGAGATCCAATCTGTGGGATCACTGAATCCTATGCCAAGTCCTTGTATAGACTTTGTGATGCTTTTTCTAAACTTTGTTGCGTCAAATACTTTTGTCATAATTTTGTCCTTTGTGTCATCTATTTTAGCATACCTAGGCCCTAACGTCAATATTAGGGCCTTGGTAAAATGTCAGATTATTTTGCTTGTCTTGATCTAATCAACTTCAAGATGTCTTCCGCTCTTTTGGCACTGTCGCCCGCCGGAGCCGCCGTTGCCGGAGCCGCCTCAGGTTGTGGTGCTGGTGCACTCTCAGTAACTGGAGCCGCTGTCGGAGCCGCCTCTGCCACTGGTGTTGCCGCTGGAGCCGATGCTGTTGGTACTGCTACCTGTGGTTTACCCTGGTAAGCCACGCCCGCTGGTCTGAAGTACTGTCCATACTGCTCAAGATCATAAGCCTCACCTTCCACAGATTTCGCAAATAGTTCTGCGATTATCTTAACCTCTGCTTCTGTTGGTTCTTTTGGTCTGAAGTCACCCAGGTTGTGTAACCCGTGTGTGTCGATCGCGGCTCTCTCTGCCTCGTCCAACGGTCTTTCTCTTCTTGACCATT